TGGAAACACGTGCATCGCGACGGGCGACACGTCGTTCGCATGGGGAACGCTTTGTTCGGCGACGAATGCGGAGACGTTCGCGTGGGGAAGCGGGTGTACGGCATCGGGTACCAATTCGATGGCGTACGGAGTGAACTGCCTATCGGTCGCCAATTCGGCATGCGCGCGGGGCGTGTACGCAAAGGCGACGATTCCGGGACAGGACGCATTTTCAAGCCAGCGTTTCGCGGCACTCGCTGCGGGTATTTCTCAGACGAGCGTGGTCACGCAGGTTGGTTCAACACCGGGTGCGGGCGCGGGGGAAGGCGTGGAGCTTGCGGGCGGGGGCACGGTCCTTACGTTGACCGATTCGCGCACGTACGCGGTCAAGTACACGGTCGCGGTGTCGGGAGCGGGGCCATTGTCCCGGATGTTTTCGGGTGAGTTGGTGGTGCGCAGGACGGGTGGTGTTTCCACGATTGTCGCGAGCGGCACGCAGGTTTCACTTGGCGATGCGGGGGCGGTGTCGTGGACACTCACGCCGACGATTGGTGTGGTTCCCGACCGGCTTTATTTCGCGTTCAACACGGTCGCGACAACGACGGCGACGAAGATAGTTGCTCGGGTCGAGCTGACGGAGATTGCATTCTGAGCTTCGTGAGATTCATCGCGGGGAAGGTTCTCAAGGCAGCGTCGGAGAAGCTCCTTGACGAGCGCCCGTCCATCGCACCTACGATTCCGGCTCCTCCCGACTCAGAGCCCGAAGAGAGCATGGTCTTCGTCGGTCTTTCCGAGACTGCCAGGAGCATGCTCGTGATGCCTGAGCGACCGAGCGCAATCGAAGAAGCGCCCGAGGTGCTGGCGGGGAGCCTCGCGGACAGGTATCTTCGCACGCGAATCAAGAAGGAGATGGGACGTTGAGCGCAATGGCTATCAGCAGCGGGGACGCTATGTCGTTCACCAGTTTCGGAAGCGAAGGCAAAGACGGCCCGATGTTCGCCAACGTCCGACCCGGGACGCTCCTACGGGGCGAGCGGTTCAGGATGCTCGACATGCGGCAGAGCTACTACGACTGTACGCAGCATGACATGAAGCGATTCGACTTCGACGGGCGCGTGGTTTCGGGGATGACCTCGACGCAGCCGCTCATCAGCCAAGAGAAGATGGCGTTCTTCGTGCCGCTGAAGATGCGTCGCCCGAGCGCCCCCTATCGACTTGGGCGGGTCATCACGGACTCGTTCACAAGCCTACTCTTCGGCGAGAACCGCTTCCCTCAGCTCCGGGTGGACGGAGATTCTCTGAGCGAGGACTTCGCTATGACATCGGCCCGCGTCGGTCGGCTCCCGATGACGATGGTGCGAGCCCGAACGATTGGTGGCTCCACGGGTTCGGTCGGTATCTCGTGGTGCTTCTACGAGGGCAAGCCGCGCTTCGACGTTCACAATCCGAAGAACATCTACGTGCATTCTTGGAAGGACCGCACGCAGCTCGTAGCGAAGCACGTCACCGAGGTGTACCCGTTCTATCGGACCGAGTGGACCGGGCGCGAGTTCGAGAACGTCTACTATTGGTTTCGGCGGGACTGGACGACCGATGCCGACATCGTGTTCAAGGAAGCCCGCGTGCTGAAGGGGCAGGAGCCGACCTGGGAAGTGGACCAGGCTCGGTCGGTTGAGCACAAGGACGGCGTGAATCACTTCCACTGGGTTCAGAATATCCCGAGCGACGAGGTGGACGGGTTCCCGGACTACCACGGGCTGTACGAGTCCTTCGACCAGTTGGACATCCTTTGCAGCGTCGTGTCCAAGGGAGCGATTCTGAACCTTGACCCGACGCTCAAGCTCAGGATGGACCCCGACTTGCTCGACAAGGTTGGACTCCGTAAGGGCTCCGACAACGCGCTCGTGGTCGGTACTGACGGCGATGCGAGCTACATGGAGCTTTCGGGCTCCAGCGTGGACGCGGGCATCAAGCTCATCGACCTGAAGCGGAAGACGATTCTGGAGACGGCTCAGTGCATCATCGCGGACCCGAATCAGATTGCGGCGCAGGGCACTTCGTCGGTGGCCATCAAGGCCATCTACAGCCCGATGCTGGCGAAGGCTGACGTGCTCCGCGAGCAATACGGGACGGCCATCGAGCGCATCCTGGAGGACGTGCTGAAGGTGGCGAAGAAGAGCGTCGGGAAGACGGTGCGCATCATCGACGCCTCGACGGGAGAAGCGACTGACGCGACGCTCGTCCTTCAGCTCCCGCCCAAGGTGGAAGTCGTTCCGAAGTTGGATGAGACTGGGATGCCCATGCTCGACGAAGCGGGCAAGGCGATGGAGGAGACGGTCAAGACCGAGCGGGTTCCGGGCGAAGGTGGAGACATCAACCTTCGGTGGCCCGCGTACTTCTCCCCGACCTACGACGACCAGACGAAGGTCATCACGTCGATGACGATGGCGACAGGGGGCAAGCAAGTGCTCTCGAAGGAGACGGCCATGGAGATGGTCGCGAGCGCGCTCGGGGTGAACCTTGCGGACGAAGCCAAGCGCATGGAAGCCGAAGGGCAGAAGAGCGCCGCTGCGGTGGGCGACATGACTCCTCCGACCGGTGGCGAGGTATCGGACCTGGACGAAGCCCCCCCTGGGGCGCTTCTAAGGGCTCAGAAGGCCAAGATGGGGGGTTCTCAGGGTCTAATCCCAGAAACGCCTCCTGAGGGCGCAGAGGAGCCCTAACGCATGGCCTTCGACCCGAGGGAGGTTCTGGCTAGGAACCGAGCCGACGCGGCCAAGATTTCCGAGCGGATTGGGCTTGCCCGGACCCGGAAGATGCTCATGCGGGCTCAGGAGGAGCTGGACGCCAAGCTGCGGGGTCTTGGGGCGGGGGACCAGACCTTCACGGCGACTCAGATGCGAACGACCCTGGCTCAGATTGAGGACGTTCTCGCAGGGGTGAGCGGGAGCATGAAGACGCTCATCGTCGGGCAGTCAGCGACTTCGGCCGAGATGGCTGCGGGCGGGATTCTCGAATACCTGGAGCGAGCTGACATGTCGTTCCGAGGAGTGGGGCAACAGCCGCTCGCCTTCGACGAGGCGACCATGTTCGACGCAGCTCGCTCGGGGGCGAAGTCCAGCATCCTTCGACGGCTGACGAGCGACGAGAGCGCAGGCATCCCCGGAGCGAAGAAGACCAAGACGGGCATCCTCGAACGGTACGGGGAGAACGTCATCGGGAACTTCGAGGAGACGCTCCAGCGCGGGCTCTTGACCCGCAAGAGCGTGGCCGACATGCGCGACGAAATCACGCAGGCATCTCCATTCCTCGAAGGCGCTCCTGCGAGTTGGGCCGAGCGCATCGTGCGCACCGAACTTATGGGCGCTTACAACCGAGCTGGCTGGGAGACGATGCGGGAAGCGAACGACCAGATGGGCGGGGACATGGTGAAGATTTTGTCAGCCACGTTTGACAATCGAACAGCGTCGGACTCGTACGCGGTCCACGGACAGATACGCGAGCCCGACCAAGCATTCGAGACCTGGTACGGAATGATGCAGCACCCTCCGGCGCGACCCAACGACCGCGAGATTATCGTCCCGCACAGCAAGACGTGGCCCATCCCGAAGTACCTCGAACCGAGGAGCGACGCAGAGGTGATGCTCCGATGGAAAATGGAGAGGCGGAAGGGGATGCCACCGAAGCGTCCGCAGATGGAGACGGTGCCGCGTAAGTCTTTTGGACAGTAGCTTGCGGCGCTTCTAGCGTGCTGATACGTTCCGTGCATGTTCAAGAACATGAAGAGCCCGGCGAAAAATTCGAGCGTGCCCGCGAAGGACGAAGAGGTGGTCGAAATCGACCCTCAGAAGGACGCGCCCTTTATCAATGGCGACCCGGTGAACACGGCTCGCTTCAAGCCTTCGGACTTGCCGATGGAACCGGTTCGCCCGGTCCAGCCGCGCAGCCCGATGAAGAACATGAAATGACTTGCACCCCACGAAAGGAATGAGGAACACACACATGGAAAACAAATCTGGTACTGGCTACACGAGCCCCTTCGGCGATGAAAAAGGCGCGACCACCGCAGCCGGACCTTCGACCGGTTCTCACGACTTCGTGAACAGCCCCGAGGGCAACGGCCCCAAGACGGGCGGCAAAGACGTGACCAAAGAAGCGATGGCGCAGAAGCCCGGCTCGACTCAGGAATGCGTCGATGAGGGAAGCACCGCGAAGACCCCCTGGGTTTTCTCGGACATGGACAAGAGCGGTCCCGGCATCGACGGCCTAAACCCGCCCGTTCCTTTCAAGAACCTCAAGGGCTGAACGTAGATGAGCGGGCAAGTCTCATTCGGCGGGAACCTCGTCATCGGGCAAGTTGGCGTCTGCGAAGGCGCGGGCTTCCCCGCTGCGGTGTTCTCGATTCCGGTTCAGTTGGGCGGGGGTGCTGGCTGCGCGGGCTCGAAGCCTGCGTCGGTCAAGACCTACGGCACGTCTCAGGTCAATTCCCCGGTCGCGTTCGTTACGCTTCCGGGAGTGGGCGTGGGGCAACCGGTAACGAAGGGCAACTTCCTCTATCTGCGAACGGCCGTGAAAATGGACATTCGCCTGACGATGGTGGGAACCCCGGACACCGTTTCTGTACTCAACGTCCAAGGGATTCTCGTAATGGAGTTCCCTGACGCGAACACGCTCAAGCTACTTGAAGCGCAAGGCGTCGGGACGATTGAATACGCGGTGACTGGTAACGAATGACGACTGTGTTTGAAGGAGAAAAACAATGATTACAACGAGCGACAAATCTATCAAATCGATTCTCAACCTTGCGAACCCCTCTGTGCTTGCGGACCTGCTCCGCAAAATCAAAGTGGGCGACGTGCTCCGTTCAATGAACGCGAGCTTGTTCAGCAAGCTCCCTGCTGCGGACGGTTCGCAGCTTGCGGTCCTCTTCGCCATCGTCCTTCCGGAAGATGCGAAGGCGCTTCACATCGTTCGCGCTTACGCCAAGACCGGCACTGCCGGCGTAGGCGAGCTGACCGTGGTTGCCTACGGCGTGACCCCGGCTTCGGGCGAGATTGCGGTTGCGCCCAACGGCGACATCGTGACCCTCGCTGCGGACGCGCTCACGAGCGTTGACCTCACGTACACGCCTGCCGTTCAGGACGTGAAAGAGATGCTCCTCCCGGTTGCGGCTGGAGTTCTTCTCCTCCCCGCAGGCGTTCTCTCGGTTCTCGAAGCCACCGTCACCAAGGTGTCGGCTGGACTCGCGACCGGCAAGAAGGTTGTCCTCGTTCCGGGAGCGGCCCCCGCTGCTGGCGAAGCGGCTCTCACGCTTGCCAAGGACGAAGTTCTTTTCGCCGTGGCTGACAACGCGACCGAAGCTCTCGTCAAGGTCGGCGTGGTTCCCGCGACGGACGTGAACGTCCTTCTCGAAACCGAATCGACGTTTGCCTAATAGGAGGAAGAGATGGAAAATCAGGCGCTAAACACCATCGCTTCCGATACCGCAGTTGGAGCCACTGGTTCTGGGGCTGTCCCCGTTCCAGCGGCTCCGGCTGTTGTTCCCGCAGCCGCTCCGGCGATTGCATCACCTGCTCCCATCCCAGCGGAGCACATCCCGACTCGCAAGATGATTGGCGAGGACGACGAGCTGCCCGAGGGGGCAGATGAGTTCGTGGTCAAGTCTTCGGCCTTCAAGCGCCGAATCGACAGGGCTCACAAGAAGCAACTCAAGGAAGAGTTCGGGACGGACGACCCGACCGAAATCAAGACGCGACTCCAAGAGCTGGACTCGTTCAAGGCGAAGCAGGAGGAGCAGCGGCTCGCTCAGCTTTCCGAGACCGACCGCATGCGGGAGGAGCTGAACCGATACAAGGAGGAAGCCGAGCGGTACAAGCTCGAAGCCTCAACGGTCAAAGAGACGTACGAGGTGCGCGAGCAGGACCGGGAGATTGTCGGCAACGCCGAGAAGTTCTTCCAACCGAAGTACATGAACTTCGTGACCTACGAACTTTCGCAGCACCTTCAGAGCGTGTCCGAGGCAGCTCTCGGAGACGACCCGATGAAGTACATCAACGGGTGGATGAAAGAGTTCGCCGAGAAGAACCCGGCGATGGCTCAGCAGTCTGCGGCCCCTCCGGCCCCAGTTGCTCCTGAGCCGCAAGTCGTGGTTCAGAAGGTTGTCGCGCTCAACAACGGGGCTCAGGTGACGCCCCCAGACCGGACGCAGCACCTTGAGAACAAGACGGCGACCCCCAACCAACCGAACAGCATGACGGACGCCGAGTGGCGCGAGCACAAGCGCAGGCAAGGTTGGAATTTCTGAGATTTGACTGGAGCAGGGAAACCTGCTCCATTCTCGTTTGAGGTTTACGGACAGAGCACAAAGGCAAGCAAGCAACTCGTCAACGGGCGAGCAGTCAGAGGAACCCCAAAATCACGTGGGCACACCCAGCGGTCAATTCGGGTGGGGTGGGAACCAAAGATTGCGAAGCGATTCGACGGTGAGGAAGTCTTCACAACCGAAGTGCAGTTTTCGCAGAAAGGATTTTCATCATGGCAGATCAATTGGTTCTCGGGGTTCCACCGAGTGTTATGCAGCTCGTTCAGCAAGGTGCGCTCCAGCGAGCGTTCCACGATGGGCTTTACCCGAATCTCGGCTTCCGTTCCGAGGCGCTCTTTGAAGAGTGGCCCGCGAACGCCGGCACCGAGCACTTCATGACTCGTGCGGGACTTCTCCCCCCGATTACTGAGCCGCTCAAGCCCGGTGACGACCCTCTTCCCCAAGAGTCCGTCTACGAGCAGTGGAGCGCGGTCCTTCGTCAGTTCGCTGGCGCAAAGGATGTCCACATGCCTTCGTCCGTCGTCTCGAACGCCAACCTGTTCCTCCGAGAGATCAAGAACCTCGGACTCCAGTCGGCGCAGAGCATCAACCGCGTCTCGCGCAACACGCTCTTCAAGGCGTACCTCGCGGGCCACACGGTCACGACGGTCGCTCTTGTCGGCACCGAGTCGGTCCTCCAGGTGGCGTCGCTCAGCGGCTTCACCGATGTCATCACGTCCATCACGGTTCGTCCGGTTCCGGTCAGCCCAGCGGTTCCGCTTCCGATTACGGTCGGCACGGGCATCGCTAAGGTTTCGGCCAACGTTGTCGGGACTCTTCCCGATGACCCGACCGACCCCGAGGGACCAGGCAAGCTCGTTCTCTCGGCTGCTATCGGCACGGCATTCGCCGTCCGAGCCCCAGTCGTGAGCAAGTTCGCAGCATCCGTCATCCGTGCTGCGGGCGGTGACTCTGTGGACGCGATTGGTCCGAACGACACGCTCGTGCTTCAGCAAGTCATCAACGCGGTCGGTACGCTTCGAGATTCGAACGTTCCCACGCACGACGACGGGTTCTACCACGCGCACCTTTCGGGTTCGTCCAACGCTCAGTTCTTCCAGGATCCTGTGTTCCAGCGCCTAAATCAGTCGCTGCCTGAGCACACCATCTACAAGGAAGGTTTCATCGGGACCATTGCGAACGTGATGTTCTTCATGAACCCGGAAGCGCCCCGTCAGGGCAACTCCGGCAAGGAAACGACGAACGTAGGTTCGGCCGGTTCCCCGACGACCCCTGGCATCTACGCCAAGGATCTCGGAGCCGAAGTGGTCAACGGACTCGGCGTCAAGGTTGGCCGTGTCATCATCACGGGCAAGGGCTCTCTCTACGAGAAGGGTCTCGACGAGGGACAGTACGTCACCGAAGCCGGTCTGAACGGCAAGGTCGGCGAGTTCGATGTTGTGAACAACGGCGTCCAGATCATGGCCGAACGTATTCGCCTCATCCTTCGTGCGCCGGTCGACCGCCTTCAGCAGAAGGTCGGCTTGGCTTGGAGCATCACGACCTCATTCGCTCCTCCGAGCGACATCACCGCGCCCACTGGCCCGCAGCGATTTAAGCGCGCTCTGGTCCTTGAGCACGCGCTCGGCTAATCGCTGAGCCGAATCGTCGGTGGCATGAAAGGGGACATCTTCACGGGTGTCCCCTTTCTGCTATCGTCCGTCGAAGGAGGCGAAACCAAATGGCACGACGAAGTACAACAGCAGCTCAACTGAGCGACCTCACGCAACCTGAAGAGGTGGCGGGGGCGATTGAAGAGACTGAGAACCCGACGCAGCTCAAGGGTGGTGCGTACGGAGTTCAGACGGCGCAGACGATGACGCAGATGATTGCGCAGCCGATGGCGCCCCCCGACATGAGCCTTGTGCCCACGGTGAAGCGCTACATGGTGACGAACCATGACGGCGTGAACGTGATGCTGAACGGGTCGATGTGTCGGCTACGATACGGCAAAGAAGTGGACTCCCAGAACTACGACATCGCCCGACTTGAGATGATGGGCGTCGTCTTGAAAGAGATTGGAGCCTGATAGATGGCTGTCCAGATTTCCGACCCAGACAAAGCGCGAGCGCGCCACCACATGGGGTACCTTGGAGTGGAGCAAGCGCAGACGTTTGTCCTCGGAATACCGGCAGCCGTCCAGACTCAGTTCATGATTGAGGGAGCGATGGTCAGGCTGTTGGCCGAGTCGCTCCCTCGATTCTATCTTTTGCTTGAAAGGCTCGACTGCTTGGAGTGCGAAGTGTTCGGCGGGAGCGACCTCGCGGACATCGAGTCGATGGGCGAAATCAAGGTCAACCGGATGCGCTTGAAGGAGCTGTCCCAGTACTACCTCATCGCTCAGCAAGGGCTGGCGAACCTCCTCGGCATCGTGCCGAACCCGTTCGACCAACGGATTTGGCTCCAGGGGCGCAAGCTGAATATTTCTGTGAGTGGCTGAGGGCGCGTGCTAAATCCTTGGAGATGAACTTCTCCAAATCGATTGTGGCGTTGGCGGTGGTTGCGAACATGGCAGGGCTCGGGGGCGTCTTCGTCCTTCAGGGATGCTCCGCGACGATGACGAAGCAAATCGTCAAGAGCGTCATCGACGTTGCGTTGGCCGCGTGCGTCGCCGAGCACACCGAGATTCAGGACGAGCCCGCGCTTCGTGAGACGTGCAAGTACGCGGACGAGCTTGCTCCCGCCGTGAAGGAGATTCTTTCTTCGCGGTCCAAGGGTATGGCGAAGCTCGCCAAGGCAGGCCCGGCTTGCCCCCAGGTTGCCCCAGGACGCGACGGCGGGCTCTGAGGGATGTCTGACTGCGGAGGCAGGTCTGCGAAGCTCCTGAGCGCCCAAGAGGCGCGTCAGACGCTAGCTTCACGCCTTGCCTCCACGGCCAACCGTCTGCGGGCTCGGTACACGACCTTCGGGCTCCGACCCTATGTGGTGGAGCTGGTCTGGTCGCGGTGGACCGGAGGGGAGCGCGGGGAGGGGAACGAGCGGGTGCTCCTTCGACTTCCGTTGCTTCCGATTCCGAAGGTCGAGGACTTGGCCAGCATCAACAAGGTTCTGTTCAGCGCGGGCACTCTGCCGGTGGGGACGGTTCGAATCAGCCAGCTCAATCCGCTCCTGACGGCGGACGCGATGCTTGGGAAGACGATGCCGTGCGACTGTCAGGAGCTTCGGGATGCGGTGATGGCGGGGCGAGCTGCTCGGAACTTGAACTTGGAAGCGGTGAAGTTCGAGGAGACTCCCGAGCCGTACGAGTTCTTCTGGGAGATTCACGAAGACGGGCGAACGTTGCCGATTACCGGCCCACACAGTCAACCGGTGCGCCATCGGTTCCGTCCGCTCTCAGAGCCGTTCCTTCAGGCGGACAGGTTTCAGTGGAACATCCTTTTGGAGCGCGTGTCGGAGGACTACGGACGCGACGGGAAGCCGAAGCCGTTCCCGATTGACGACGACCTGGCGAGGGGCTGAGCCGTGGCGAAAGTCACCATCTCGCCATCGCCAGACCAGTTCGGGAAGAATCTCCAAGAGAAGGCCGAGAAGGCGACGCACTACGCGCTTTGGATGACGGCGAACCGAGTCGTCAGCATCATCCAGAACGAACTCATCCCATCTGCGAACCCGCAACCGGTGGACCGAGGCATGTACCGGGCAGGATGGAAAGCAGCGCTCATCGAGAAGGGGGCGGAAGTCACCAACTCGCTCCCGTACGCTTCCATCATCGAGTACGGCGCTCGGGCTGAGAACATCAAGATTGGACGCAAGATGCTCGACGCGCTGGCCGAGTGGGCGCAGCGCAAAGGAATCGCTGAGGACGATGTTGAGGCTGGACAGATTGCATGGGCGATTGCTCGCTCGATGCAGAAGCGCGGGATTTTCAACGGCGGGACGGGGCTTCGTATTCTTGAGAAAGCAATGGCGCGCGTTCCTGATATCTTCCGGGAAGAGATGGCTAAGGCATTGAAGAAAGTTGGTGCGGCGTGAAGGAGGGTCGGGAGCTTTCGCCCGAGCTTCGTGCGCTCCTTTTCGGGGAGCCGTTTGGGGAGGTGTATCCTCAGAGGCCGAACCCGCCCCCGCTCGCGGTGGACGGGCGCACGGCAGCGCTTCGCATCCTTCGCCAGTACTTCTCGGAGCTTATTTTCCAGCGAGCTATGGGCGTGGACCCGGCGACCGACAAAGACCTTCCGCCGAAGCAGTTCCGGTTCCCCATCAATGACATCCACATCTCGTGGCCCGACTACGAAAAGGCGCTCGTCTTCCCGAGCATCGTGATGCTGGCGGGCACGGGGAACTTCGAACCGCTCGGGCTAGGGACGTATTGGAACGAGGAGACTCGGGACAAGTACGGCAAAGGGACCATCGTCCAGTACCAAGCCGACTACGTGGAGGAGTTCACGGTGGAGATTTGGGCAGCGAAGCGCCCCGAGCTTCGGGCCATTCTTGCGGGCATCCAGGTTGCGCTCTCTCCGACCGAGACGATGTACGGCATTCGCTTTCGCGTGCCCGAGTACTTCGACCAGCTCGTGTGCTTCACGCCGGGCTCATCGACGATTGTGGAGGAGTCCCCCGACGCTCAGAACCGACGCAAGGCGCGCATCACCATCGAGATGCGCATGAACCAAGTCGCGTTGGTGAACTACGACATCCTGACTCCGACCGTCGAGATTGTGACGGACGGGCTCGGAGCTGACCTCGGGGGAGTGACAGTGAACCCCGACTACTTGGAAAACAGAGCTGATACGCAGGCGCCATGTGTCCCCGAAGACCCATGCGGACCCTGCGACGAAGAGAATTGACCGAAGGGTTCGACAGAGCCCGATTGTTGTGAGAGATTTCGAACCGCACCGCGTGTGAACAGGAGCCAGGACTATGAGCGTATTCATCCGACGATTCAATTTTGACCCAGGAAACGATGTCCTTTTGGAGATCGAATCGGTCAACATCCTAGACCTCGAACCACCTTCTCCAATCGCGGGCATCGGCACTGGGACGGCGATGGTCGTTGGCGAAGCCGAAGACGGTCCCTTCGAGACGCCGGTTCAAGTCGCCGGTACGACGGACTTGGTTCAGCAGTTCGGCTCCATCGGCTACACCTACGGGAGCGTGCCTGCGAATAACCCGAGCGCCCGCTCGCGCAAGGCGGACGGGGCGCTGACGCCTGAGTACTGGAACGGCAACATGCTGGTTCAGCTCAACGCGAAGCGGTACCGAAGCCTCATCGCGGTGCGTGTTGATACGAGCATCGGCTCGGTCGAGTTCAAGCGCCAAGCGTACGTGACTGGAGTCTCGCAGTTCTCCTACAACATGGAGCCCGGACAGGTGCTTCAGGCGGACATCGGAGCTGGCCTTGTCAGCGCGACGTTCACGGCCACGGCTGCGGTGCTCACGGGCGTCGCGGGCGTCTTCCCGACTCTCTTCGTTGGCGGTGAAACGCTCACCCTCGGGTTCGACGATGAACCGAACTTCACGGTGACGTTCCTCGCGACCGACCAGAGCCAAGCGCAGGTCATCTCTCGCATCAACGCGGCTGCTGGCTTCACGTTCGCCTCGATTGGTGGCGTGGACATCACGAGCTTCACGAGCTTCCGTCGTGGCGCTGGTGCTCAGTCTCGCGTCGTCAGCGCGAGCGCGGTTGGCGTCCTTACGGCGCTCGGGCTCACGGCAGGAACGTCTGCGGTCGGCACCGGTAACGTGTACGACATCGACGCGGTGAAGTATTCCGAGCTGAAGACGGTCACGGAATTGGCGATTGCCGGGCTCAAGGTCGAGCAGGACTCGTCCGGGAACCCCCGATTGACCAAGACGTTCGTCGCTGCGGGCGACTACCTCATGGTCGGTCCTGGGACGACGGCGCTTGCGTTCGGCTTCACGCCATACCAAGAGGGCTCGAACGACGGCAAGGCGTACCTCCTCAGCACGGCGGGAACCTTCCCTCTGACTCAGGCGGGCACGGTCACGCTGGGCGTGGACGAAGAAAACAACGTCACTGTGGCGTTGGCCATCGCCGATACTCAGGCGAACGTCATCACGAAAATCAACGCTGCGGCTGGCTTCACGATGGCATCATCCGTCTCGGGCACGCTCACGCTCCTCCAGGGGCGTGCGAACGGCGGTCAGGTTCGCATCACGGGCTCGTCCAACGCGCTTCTGATGGGCGAGCTTGGGTTCGTAGTTGGAACGACCGTCACGACTCCTGCGGTCGTCTCGGGCACCATCCCAGCGGGGACGGAAGTCACCAACGCTGCGAGCACGGTCAAGTTCGTCACGATGCAGACCCTCGACGTGCTTGCGACGAACGTCGGTCCGTATACCGTCAAGGTGCGCCATGCGCTCGATGACGGGACGGGCGTTGCGGCTCTCGCGGGAACCATCGTCAAGACGACCCTCGGAGTGGACCTCGGGAGCTTCTGGGTGTTGAACCCGGCGAACATCGGGGCGGCTCTTACCGAGCTTCAGATTGACGCTCAGTACCAGAAGGCGTTCGACTCGACCCTCGTGCTCAACTCGGTTGCGCGTCGGGCGAACGTTGCTTGGTGCGCTCGCCAGTCGAACTCGACTCGACGGGCGCTTCGTCTGAACGTCATCCGGGCGAGTCAGATTGGAATGTTCGGGCGCATGGCTGCGCTCCGTACTCCGATGAACACCAAGAAGCTCGCGGCACGGTCGAACGTGGCCGAGCCTGGAGTGGGTGCCTACCGCTCCGAGCGGGTCATCTACTGCTACCCCCAGGCTGCTTCGTTCGTGCCGATTATGGCGCAACGTGGGCTGGCTGGCGGGGCAGGCTTCACGGCATCGGGTGTCATCGACATCGGGGCTGACGGATTCATCTGCTCCATCCTGAGTCAGTTGGCTCCCGAGGAGAACCCGGGCCAAGAGACTCCGTTCTTGGACGGTGTGGTTGGCTTGGAGTCGGGGGCGAACGTCCAGGGCTTCACCGAGGACGATTACAAGCTGTTCAAGTCATCGGGCATCTGCGCCCTTCGAATTGACGACACGAGCGGGCCGGTCTTCCAGTCGGGCATCACTTCGGTGGACCCGTTGGTGAACCCGAACCTCGTGCGCATCTCGCGTCGGCGAATGGCGGACTTCATCCAGGACTCGCTCGCGATTCGAATGAAGAAGTACGGGAAGAAGCTCAACCGGGCAGCGCGGCGTGATGCTGCGGTGTCGGAGATTCGGGACTTCCTGAACGACCTTCTCAGCCCGGGCCGACCGGAGTTCCAACGCATCGATGGGTTCACCGTTGATACTCGGGACGGGAACACGCCTGCCACAATTGCTGCGGGTCTGTTCCGCATCCTGGTGAAGGTTCGGACCCTCTCCTCGCTCGACAGCATCGTGCTGGCGACGACCGTGGGCGAGAGCGTCGAAGTCGAAGAAGTCATCCCGGCTGCGGCCTAACGAAAGAATTTGAAGGAACAAGGAGCAAGTCATGGCCGAAAATCAGCGCATAAAAGGGCAAGAGGTAAATATTCTCATCGTCGTGGGGTCGGAGCTTCAGGACCAACTCACGGAGATTTCCGACTTCGAGTTCAACGACGAGCAGGAGATTCTCCAGCAGGGGTTTCTCGGCCAGACGACGGACCAGTACGACTACGTGTACAAGGGGACGAAGGGGAAACTCACCCTTCAGATTCACACGTCGCAGTACTTCGAGTTTCGGAAGAAGATCAACGACAAGGCCACACGCAAGTCACCGGACACGCGCTTCAACCTGACGGCGACTGCGAACTTCCCGAACGGGGAGAAGAAGCGGATCCTGTTCCCGAACGTTTCATGGGGAAACATCGGGCACGGCATCCCAGGGCGAACCGAGTACGTGAAGATTTCGATGGACTGGGCGACATCGAACACGGACGAGTCCGACGCCTGACCAAAGTTTTGCCGGGAGCGCTACCCGGTGAATGGACGTTGCGCGGTCTTACCGAGCCCGCAGCCGTCTTTTATACGGGTAACCCCGAGGAGATTCCCCGCGCAAGCGGGGTTAGGTGCGCCTCCTAACTTCTCCAGAGGGAAGCCCACCATCGGTTCTGAGAGGCGCGCAACATGGCTAAGAAGAAAGTGGAGACGACAGATATTGTCGAGGACGAGGTGCGTGAGATTCCCATCGGCGAAGATGGTGAGCTGGACGAGGACGCAATAGGCGTCCCGAAGGAGGGAGCTGCGGAGGGCTTCGAAGGGGCGATACCCCCGACGATGGTTATCCCGCCCCACGCTGAAGTCGTCTTCATGCGCTTCCCGACGAAGATGACGAAGCGTCCGGACCTGGGGGACCGAGTGCTTGTGCTCTGGCAGATTACGACGAAGGAAGAACGCTTCGCTTACAAGCGGGCGCAGGGGGACCAGTTGGTGGCGGTGGACGAGCTTGCGAAGTCGGCCATCCGGGCCATCGACGGGAAGGCTGTGGACTGGTCGCGGGGCGGGTTCGAAGTGAACAAGCTCTGGGACGAGCTGCCGATGGCGTGCATCCTTCTGCTTCGGAATTGGTACGCGCGGACGCACACGCTCACGAAGGAACAGCAGATGGATTTTTTCGTGAATCACTTCAGCGTCAGGACGGCCGTGGTTGGCTGACGTTCGAAGCGGAATGGTGGATTGAGGAGTGCCTTCGGCGGCTGTCAGGGTACACCGGAACGTACGCAGACTTCACTTGGCCCTGGTTCCACCTTCAGGGTTCGGGGGAAGAGCATTTGAAGCATCGTCGGTACCAAGTCGCGTGCATGGCTCGGTACGGGCGGCAGGCGTGGGACTTCTTCGACGACAAGTTGGTGTCTGAACTTCAAGACGCCTACGATGCTATCCTTGAGCTTGTGAAGGACGAGAACGCCACGATGGGAGCCGCAGAGCAATGAGTGACCAGCCCTTAGAACTTTCAGTCAAGCTCGTCTACGACGCGAACGCGGCTCAGGCCGAGGAAGCCGTCAAGAAGTCGCTCAGCGGCATCAAGGACGTTGCGGAGGACGCCGGGGGGAAGGCGAGTAAGGGTCTGTCCGGGGGCTTCTCTGCGGCCAAGGTCGCGATGGGAAACCTGTATGCGCAAGCGGCCATCATGGCCGGGAAGTTCGCGCACGATGCCATTACGGCCCCGATGGACGCCTTCAAGGAGGGCGACGAGCAGGTTCGCGTTTTGACCTCCAGCTTCATGCTGCTCAGCGATGCCGGGATGGAATTTGGCGAGGTGAAGGACATTGCGTCTGGAGTTCACGATGAGCTTGAGGGCATCGCGATGCAGGCCGGGACCACGGACGACTCCATCAAGGCAGTTTTCCAGGACCTCATCGAAGGAGGAACTCGCTCGATTGAGACGGCCGAAAAGCTAGCCGAATCGATTGCCTATGCGGGAAGAGCCGTTCCGGGTGGTGCAGAGACGATCGCAAACTCGTTTCGCATGATTGAAATGGGCATGGTGAAGGCGAAGAACCCGCTCGTGCAGATGATTGCCTCGACGCACATGCTCAAGGGGAACGCGAAGCAAGTGGCGGCTGAGATGTCGAAGATGAGCGTGGACGAGCAGATGGAGCTTGCCGAGAAAGCCATAACGGCGATGGGCAAGAAGATGAAGGAGCAGCCGATGACGGTGGACCAGATGGTCACGTCGTTGAAGGTCATGGCCGGGAACATGATGGAAGCTGCGGGCGGGCCGATGGTGGAGTCAGCCGGAAAGATTCTCGCGAAGATTCGCGGCTACTTCTTCGACGAGGAGGGGAACACGACGCAGCTCGTGGCGACGCTTCAGAACGCGATGACGAAGTTCGGGGAGGCGATTGGCTCAGCCTTCGAGATTGGAGAGACGTTCGCGGAGAACTTTATTGGGGGCTTCTCGAACTTCCAAAACGACTTTAAGGCTATGTGGGATTACATCTTCGGGGGCGGGAGCGAGATGAAGGAGAACCTGATGGCGGTGGCAACTGCGCTCGGGTTCGTGTTCGGGACCGAGATGAAGATTGTCGTGACGGGGCTCAGCGCGGTCGTGGCCGGATTCAAGTGGGTCGCGAAGAGCATGGCAGAGCTGATTGGCAACTTGCTGGTCCAATTGGGCGAGCTGCTCGATAACGACAGCATCAAGCTCCTTGGAAACAAGGCGAACCAGTTTGCTTTGGGAGCGGAACAGAAAGACCTCCTGGGCGATGTTCGAAGTCGCAAGGCGGTACCGCGAGAGGCGGCTCAGAAGTTCTTCCAGAACGCTCAGGCGATGGGCGTGGACCCGGCAGAGGCTCGGGCGCAGTTCGCTGAGGCGATGGACGATAGGCGCAAGATTGAGAACGCGATTCGCGGAGCCGGGCTGGCGAAGCAGACAGAGGACGCTGCCGAGTTCGCGAAGCAGTTCCAGATTCTCGCGAAGATGAACGACGAGGAGTCCACGAAGTACGCGGTCAACTTCATCGCGAGCAACGAGAAGATGGCCCGCGCGGTCGCCATCGAGGGGCTTGGCATCTTCGGGGAGTCGTCCAAGGCGTTCGTGAGCGCGCTTCAATCGACGGGACAGGAAGCCTTCGCCAAGGAGCTGACGGACCAAGGGAAAGCGAAGCTCCTCGGAGCCGGGACGAAGGTCACGCAGAACTTCAGCGGGGCCATCACGATGAAGCAGGACTTCAGGGACCAAGACCCGGACCGAATCGCAGTCATCTTCCGCAGGGACTTGGCTCGGGCAGGCGAAGCGCCGCTCTCGGGGAAGACAACTTCGCCCGGTGCTGGGGCGTTTACGTTCTAATCCTTGCACCGCGTAGGAACAGCGCGCTATCTTTCAGCCTTCGGAGGTTCTTCAGACCATGGCAATCATTCCCCCAGCGCTTCGCAAGAAAATCTTCGGAAAGGGCAAAGCGCCCGCCGAGTCAGAATCAGAGTCGGCATCGGACGAGGCTCTGTCTTCGGAAGCCGAGTCGGGGGAAGAGGCTTCGGCTTCTGACGCTGAGGAGAAAGCTCCCGCCAAGGGTGGGAAGTCGAACCCTTTGAAGAAGTGGGCAGCGGCCCGCATGGCAGCCGGGGCAAAGGGCTGAGCCGGACGCCCCGAATAGGAGGCATCCGTGGCAGTTTCAACAACAGACATCGAACAGCGGGCCGGGCGTGGCTCTACGCTCATCTTTGAAGAGACGACGCCCCCAAGCATCGGGGTCGCTCGAAAGCTCGTCCTAAGGGGCGGGGGGCTCCCCTTCATGGGGGCCGAATGGGGCACCGAGCTTGCGATGTCCACGACGTTCTATCCTGGGAACCGGGTCGGGACGCAGCAGATTCTCGGGGCTCGCGTGTCCGTTCCGTCCGCTTGGCAGGGTCGGTGGAGTCGGGTTCTTCTCGGGGAAGCCCCAGCGCTCTACACAAACGAGTTCGGGGACGTAGAACGGATTGTGAACCCTCTTCGACTCCGGGAGGTAGTGGAAGACCTCCAGTTTGCCGGAACGCGCCTACGGGTCACCTGGTCGCTCCGAGGGGAGTCTGTCTACGGGCAGCCGTCCCTTGAAGGGGAGATTCGGAATGATGACTTCAAGATTGTCCGCGAAGGGGCGCTGAAGAGCTTCAAGGTCGGAGTGGACCGGGCCGGGGACTTGACCTGGAACATGGAGCTTCAGTGGGTTTCTCGCGGGGAGAAGCAGCAGAGGGTCGCGAGCATCCGAGCCGACACCAACATCGCGAAGTCTTCGGACGAGTTGGTGGCTTCGCTTTCGTCTTTGCTTGAGACAATCAACACAGCGATTCGGTCATCGTTCGAGAACGTTCGGCGCTCGGCCAACCAAGCGACGTTGGGCTTGTACGACCAGTTCACCGGGCGAGCCGTGAGCGCAGGTGACGTGCTCTCGAACGCACTTGATGAATCGATTCGAACGTTCCGCCTATTCGGGGAGGAAGTCGGTCTATCGGATACGACGCAGCCGGTGTCCACGGCAAACACCACCATCAACTTCGCGGCAGACGTGGGCGATTCTTGCCGGACGTTCGGGGACTCCATCAAGCGGACTCCGGCTGAGCTATTCACCGAGAAGACGGATGTGACCGGAGTGCTCAGGGCGTCGTCTTATTTTTTCAAAGTGGACGATGCGTCCGACGAGAACGCTCAGCGAGCCTCGGACCTCGACGCGCGGGTGCGCAAGGCGATGGCGTCGCAGGGCAACTCGGACGTGCTCACCGGGCGTGACCAACGAGCCGCGAAAGAGGGGGACTTCTTGGCGGTCCATACGTGCGGCGAGAAGGAGACGCCCATCTCGCTCAGCGTCCGGTTCTACAGCTCGCCCGACTTCGCGGAAGTCATCATGCGAACGAACCGGCTTCCCGAGTACACGCCTTCGCTCCGACCCGGGCAGATTCTCCTCATCCCGACGTTGAACAACGCAGCAGCTCAGCGGAGGTGCTGACGTGCCTCCTCCAGTTCGAAGCATTCAGACGGCGAACGATACGCTAGCGAGCACGCAGAGCGTCGCTCGCGCGGTGCCCGTCCAGACCTACTACGTGTCGGCCAAGGTTCGGATGTCGGTCCGGTTTGAGGAATACGGGCAGCAGACCAAGACCGACAAGCCACCGACCAAGAGCACTCTTCGGGCAAAGGGGACTTCCGACCCTCGCAGCGGGCTGAAGGTCATCGAAGACCCAGGTGCGCCCACGGGCATCAAGCGATTCGTTGTGGTTTCTTCTGCCGCGAATCCCGGAGCAGCGTCGGGAGTGTCCGGGACCAAGGATGCCGGGAGCGGGACTCAAACCCTCGACGGGCTCATTCCGATGACGGCATCGTGGAAGCAGAACAGCGTGAAGGAAGCCGACCAGCTCACGCTCAAGTTCAAGTACACCGACTTCCCGATGGACCCGCGAGCGATTCGCTCGGTCTCGGTGGAGTTTTACTTGGGAACGGTGAAGCCGGAAGACCATGCGCGGGGCATGCGTGGGGAGAACCGCGACGCATCCTTCGACCGAGGGGAGGAGCCGCTCAACGTCATCCCGGACAACTGGGTGGACGATAACGGGAAGATGCGGACGAACCTTCGCTTCGAAGGGTGGGCCGACAAGATAAAGATTTCACTCCCCGAGGACGGACAAGCGACGGTCGAGATGGAGTGTCGCGACAACACCTGCTTGCTCATCAAGGAGAAGCGTCCGCCCCAGTTCTTCATGGATACGGAGATTCCCATCGACGAAGCGGTGGCGAAGTACCTGACGCTCTTCAAGCAGTGCCAGGGGCTCTCGGTCGAGTACCGCCCGATTGGCGTGCGTGACGACAAGACGCCTCCCCGATTGAAGCAAGCATCGAAGGGTGTCTATCCTCCGAACCTCGGTCCGCCCGCTGCGAAGGACGGCGGGGGCTCAGATGCCGGGAGCGTGCTCGACTACCTCATCGACTGCGTGGGCTCGCTCGGACATTCGCTCCGAGTCGAAGGGACGCGCATCATCATTCAGCAGGCGCAGTCGCTTCTCGATGGTCTTTCTCAGCAGCGACAAGACGACCCGTATGTGGCTCGCGTGACGGAGGAGGGGCGGTGGCCGATTCGCGCGATGCTCTGGGGGCAGAACATTCAGACGCTCGATGTCACGCGCGACTACGCGCGGAACGAAGCGAAGAACGTCGAGGTGCGCTGCTACGACCCGATACGGAAGAACCTCCTGGTGGCCCGGTACCCGTTGAAAGAAGGACGTGTGGAGTCGAAGCCTCCCGGTGAGGGGAAAAGTGACAACGCTTGGATCGTGCGTCGCGTGTCGGGCATCCGGGACCAAGCGACGTTGAACAACATCGCTCGTGAAGTGTTCGAGAATCAGAACCGACGCGAGCTTGAAGTGGCGGTGAAGACGAAGAACCTTGCTTCGTTCGGTGGCGGGAACAGCGACCCGGACCTACTTGACCTCCGACCGGGAGACGACCTTCAGATTGAACTCGATGCGAATCCCGACTCCACGATTGGAGGCATCGAGCAGACGCTTCGCAACGAAGAGAAGCGGGACGCGCTCATCAACGCCGGGTTCTCAACGAAGTTCGCTGCGGCCTATATCAAGTCGTACACGGACGGGGGCTTCCAGCGCATCTTCAAGGTGCGAGAGGTGAGTGCCGATTGGGGCGACGAAGGCATTTCGTTTGACCTATCAGCGGTGAACTTCATCGAGGCTCGCGTCGAGAAGGGCAAGAAGCTACCCGAAGCATTGGTGGCAGCGAAGCCTCGTAAGGTGGCTCCGAAGCCAGCAGCGGTGCTTCCTACTTCGTCGAACTCTGTGAGCACATCGGGGCCGGTCAGCTCCCAAGAGCAGATTTCTTCTCAGGAGCCGAACTCCTCATCCTCGTCCGGGCCGTGATACAACTCCCCGCATGAGAGGGACCATCGACGAAGCGAACTTACGGTCATTGGTGTCCGGCCCTGGGACCGACACGCGCCAGTGGGTCTCGTACGGGTTCGTCGCTCAGGACACTTCCGAAGCTCGGAGCGTCATCTTCAAAGACAAGGACGGCGTGCCTCTGGAGACAGGGCCGCTTGTCACAGTGGCGCTTCAGCCATCGGGAGCACTCGTGGCTTGCCGAGTGGCGTCTTGGGTCGCCGGCATCGGGGAGGGTTCATGGTTCCCGTTCCAGGAGCGAGATGAAGTCATCGTCGCCATTCCGGGCGGGGACGAGGGGGCAGGGCCGGTCATCATCGGACGATTGAACCAAGCGCTCGACACGTTCCCGACTGTGGTCGCCGGAGCCGACCCGACGAAGAACAACGTGGCCTTCATTCGCATACGCCCACCGCTCATCCTTGAGTCCGCCGAAGCGGTGCTCATCCACAACGCGAAGACGGGGGCTCAGATTTCGCTCAGCGGGGAGGGCAACGCGCTCATCTCGGACGGAGCCCGAAACCACCTGTTCTTCTCGTCCGATGTCGTGGCGCTGGAGACGGGCGACAAGGAAGTGTTCGTTCAGCTCCAAGTGGCTTCCAAGCGGCTCGCGTTCAAAGCGGGAGCGGCTCAGCTTCAGCTCGCGAACTCGATTCTCGACACGTCGTTCCTCTTGGCTCCTGGGACGTTCAACCTCGGGACGAGCGGGGCTGCGGGAAAGGGGCACGCAGTTTCCACCGAGCAGCTCATGGCGACGCTCGCGAACCTTGTTTGCGGACTAGCTGCGGCGGGGGCGTTTGCCGCTGGTTCCCCGTTCGGGGCTCCGGCTTGGCCTGCGTCATCTCCCGTTGTTCTCGACGCGCTACTTGCGGCGCTCTATACGGCTCAAGGCGGGACTACACCAATCGGGACGGGGGGTTTGCCGGGAGGGAGCACTGCGACGCTTTCTACGGCATCCTCGGCGCTCCGAACGGCATTGGCATCCCCGACCCCGACCTTGGACGCGACGGGCCTGATTCCTGGCGTCGGAGTCCCAGGTCTGATTTACTGAGGAGGAGCCATGGCTGACATCGTAGGTTTCGACAACGCGACGGTGGAGACGCAGGTCTGCGGGGTGAATCTCGTCATCCCGATTCCGACGCTCACGCTCAACATTCCTACCATTCCCTTTTCGTTCCCAGCCATCCCCATCCCGCTCCTCCAGTTCGCCATCTCGTGCAACTTCGATAAGCCGGTGGACGTTTCGACAGGCATCGCATACGGGGGAGGGCGCGAAGCTATCTTCGACCCCGACCCAGACCAGGAGGACCAATGAGCTGGGGTTCGTCACCGTGGGGCTCTTCTTCGTGGGGGGGCGGTCCGGGAGGGGCGCTCGACCTCGTGGCCGCAATCATCGTCCGCGACAACGTGGTGCGCTTGGAGTTCAACGCGAAGGTCTATCTCTCGCACCTTCTTGACCCCGAGGACGCGGTGCCCGAGAAGTTCTCGGCGGTGCCGGTGCCGGGGACCAAGGGGTGGAACGACTCGGACGCTCGCCCGGTGCGGCTCGTGAAGGTGGAGTACTCGACCGAATCGGACGGGGTTCCCATCGAAGCGAACGGGTTCTTTCTTTCGGTCACGACGGACCGACCCTTCACGCCGTTCCCGGCTCAGTACGAGTTCACTGTGCGCGACATCTATGAGGAAGGGAACTTCTCCAACACGCTGGCAGAGAAGGCGCTCCTGGCGGACTCGACCTACCGAATCCTCCAGCGGCCAAAGAACGACGCCCCATCGACCTCGCGAGACTTCGCGAATCCTCAGACCATCCGGGCGGCACAGGGCGTGTCGGCTCAGCCCGCGCTCGCGAAGCTTGGGACGTACCTCGTGGACGACACGGGCGACTACGCTTATGACGACATTCAGACCGGACGGCGCAAGCGAATCGTGCGCCGCATTGTGACCCGCAAGAATGCCTTCGCGCATCTCACTGGCTACGGCGTAGGGGTCGGAGCCTACGGAAAGAAGCTCGCGTCGGTAGCGACCGTGAGCGCTCTCCTCGCGGACATCGAAGCTCAGTTGCTCCAGGAGCCCGACATTCGAACGGTGAAGGCCAAGCTCATCCGGGACCGAGCCCGACCGGGACTTTACCGAATCGACGTGGCGGTTCAGCCGAAAGTCGGCAAGGCAAGCATGTTCCAGGTTCCGTTCGCATCGGAGTGAGCGGCCTGTTACATTCGGCAAATGGATTTGCCGAGCCGTCTTGATTTGTTTAGCAAAGGTCGGGCGTACGTCGTCCAGCGCGCGAAGAAGATTGACCCCGGACAGGTCGATGTCGCGGGGAGCGACGTCAACATCTTCGTCGGGTCGAGCAGCGTCATCGCGTATCAAGTGCTCAGGCAGCTCTGCTACCGAACCGCAGCGCTGACGCTCGACGGAGCGGAAGACGAAGACCTAGACCGGCTCATCTATGATCGCTACCAGGAGTTCAGGAAGGGGGCTTCTTCGGCCAAGGGGCGCTGTCAGTTCCGTCGTCCGACCTTCGCGGCTGGAGCGGGGACCGTAGGCGCTGGCTCACGCGTGCGTACGGGGGACGGCATCGAATACATCCTCGTGACCGATGCTTCCTTCGGAGCGACGGACCTTTCTTCGGCAGCTGATGTTCGTGCGGTCGAAGCGGGCAAGGACACGCAGGTCGGGAAGAACCGAATCAACCAGTTCTCGGAAGCAGCTTCGGTCTTCGACGGCACCATCACGGTCAACAATGACTTGGAGACGGCGGGTGGTGAGAACGCCGAGACGAACGACCAAGTGCGGAACCGGGTTCGCAAGTTCTGGCGGACGGCCCGACGAGGAGTGCTCAGCGCCATCGAGTTCGGAGCCCTTCAGGTTCCCGGAGTCGTTTCGGCCCAAGCCTACGAAGTGCTGTCCCCGGATGGGACCGCAGCACGGCTCGTGAACCTTTACATCGCGGACTCTTCCGGGGTGTCAAACGAGCAGCTTGCGAACGATGTTCGCGACTCGCTCCTTGAGTACCGTGCCGGGGGCATCCAGGTGCTCATCGCAACGAGCCTTCCGCTCCTCGTAGGCATCCAGCTCAAGCTCACCTTCCGAGCGAACGTGGATACGCGCACGCTTTCCACCAACATCCAGAGCGGCGTGGTGGCTTTCGTCAATTCGCTCCCGGTGAATGGTCCGCTCTACAAGGGGCAGCTATTCTCGGTACTTCAGCGGTACGCGGAAGACGGCGTGATTGTGAACGAAGGGTCGATTCTCGCGCCTACGGGCGACCTCATTCCAGGAGTCGGGCAGACCATCCGAACCACGCTCGCGAACGTGGTCTTGACCTAAGGTGCGGGGCGTCATCCGAATCAAGTTTCCGAACGTGGTTGAAGTCATCACTCCAGAGTTCAAGCTGTTCGTGCTCAACTTGCCCCCGAAAAAGGAGAAGCCGTGGAAACCAAGAAAGGGGCGCTGACCCAAGACGAGTTGCAGGCACTTTGGTTGTCCGCCGTGGACGTTTCCTACAGCCGACCCATCGTGGAAGCCGGGGACGGGAACGGGCTCGAAGTCTACGGGCAGTTGTTCAATCAGCTCGAACGGGTTTCTCAGGCGGTCGATACGACCACGCAAGCCATGTTCCTTTGCCCCTGGTCTGGGCAGAGCGCTCCCGAAGCCGAAGGGGAGGAGAGTGCCACTGTGACCCTCACCTTCGAGCGAGGAGGGCTCCTGGAGCGTCCTTTGGTCCTCGGACGGGGGCTTATCTTCGTCCAAGAGGAAACGACGGACGTGGGCGAATACGAAGGGGTGGTGGTGCTGACCGGTCGCCGGTACGTGCTGACCGAGGACCTCGTGTTTCATCCTGGGGAGCGGGGACCGTTCCAGGTGGTCGCTCTCGCGGAGCGCCCTGGGTACGGGTACAACAATCCAATGCCGGACACGATTCGGCGAATCGCTCAGCCTGGGGAGCGACTCTCGAACGACCACGCTTCGGTCACGGCCTTCGATGGGATTCTTCCCGGCGTGCTTGTCACGACTCCAAACGCTCCCGACACTTTCGTGCCCGAGAGCGTGGGGCAGTTCGTCGGCTTCTCGGCAGGAGCGAATCTCGGGCGAGCCAGTCGAATCTCGACCTTTACCGGACCCGACCTCGGGGTGAGCCCTGCCATCGGGAGCAGCGTCATCCTTGAGTTGCTTGTGTCGTTTGATTCCGTGGTCTACGCCGGGACGTTCCTACCTGGCGAAACCGTCTCGGCAACAGGAGCTTCGCTTCGAGTCCTTGGAGAACGCGATGAAGGAGCAAGGAAGCTCATCACGCTCGTGATGCTCAGCGGAGTGATTCCGGCTCCTGGGGCAGTTCTCACCGGGCTGACGAGCGGGGCGACGCTCACGACCCAGACCGTTCTTCACGACGACACGACCTATTTGGACGAAGCTCCTCCGAGCCCGGGCGTGGGCGGGGCGACGTGGAGGATTCTCGGCTGGCACACCGACTGGGCTCTGACGGTCACGCATCCCCTGAGCCCCGAGGGTGGGCGCGCGGGCTGGCTCGATGAGATTGGGAAGGAGCGGGACCTGTACCGTTCGCCGGGCGAAATCGACAGCGCATACCGCGTGCGGCTCAAGGACATCGGGGACGTGGTGAGCCCGAACGCCATCGTGCGCACCATCAACAAGATTATGCTCGGTCTCCCGTTCTGCTTCCGAGAAGTCGGAGCCTCGCATCTTCCTGGGTTCTTCTACGACGGGGATGGGCTTGGACCGTCTGCGACTCCTCCAGGCCACTCGCCCGGAAACGATGCCTATGACGCCTACGGCATGGTGCTTCAGGGGGCGCTCACTGGAGCGTTCTTGCTCCAAGAGCCGACCGTGCTGGAGACGACCGATACGCTCATCCGCTGGGCATCGGGCATCTACACCGGAAACTTCGGGGCGAATCACTTCTTCTCGATCGCGTTCGGGGACAAGCCTCCGGGGAGTTCGGTGGGCCTTCAGATTCGGGGACTGACGAGCGGAGCGACCTTGGTCATTGCCGTGGTGGTTCCGAGCGCCGGTTCAGACGACAAGAAGTGGAACGTCTACCTAAGCTTCACGGAGTTCCGCGCGTTCTTCCTCGTCTGCATGCCGCGACTCGGGCTCGGGGAGTACGGATTCTCGTACGACGTTGGTCCGCATAGCGCATTCGATGCGACCTTGGAGGACAACTTCTTCGACGGCGTGCCGTACCAGAACGCGACCATCTACGGGGCGCTGTTCAACGCCATCGACCCCATCCGGGCAGGCGGAGTCGGATTCGACTTGTGTTTGGGCGACACGTCCTGCTCGCCATGATAGAACCGGTGGGACTTTTAGGAGGATGACAGATGGACGGATTTCGGAAGATGCAGATCAACTCGCGTGAGCGAGCCATTTCGACGGACATCAACTCGCTTCAGACTTTCCATGGCCAAGACCTCGCGGAGCTGCTCCGCGCGCTGGTCGATTCGAAGTTCGAACGCACGGCGGTTGGCGTCACTGAGTCCACCAACTCGGTCCTCGGAACCCCGGTCACAGCAGCCGTCTTCCAAGGGCTCCTGGTCCAGCCCCAAGCTGGAGCTTCGGACGTGCTCGTTGTGGCGGGGCTTGCCTGCTTCATCAATCCCGACGCGGCTGCGGACGAATCCAATTACAAGTTCATCCGAGACGTGGGAGTGAGCGCCCTTGGAACGCTCCTCATCGCCCCGAACCCCGGCATCTCGGCTCGCGTGGACGTAGTGGAATGCCAAATCAATCCGACGCCTCTCACGTCGTCTCAGAGCCGTGACATCTTCGACCAAGTGTCCGGGCTTTTCACTGCTGCGAGTGTCGTGAAGACGACTCAGGGGCGGCTCGTCTACCGAGTTCGTCAGGGCCTTATCGGCTCGGGCTATCCCGGGAACGCTGCGGGCTGGCTTCCTCTTGCGGTCGTGGTCGCGCCTGCCGGTTCGACCAACAACGATGGCTGCGAGTTCTGGGATGTGCGTCCGATGCTTCAGGACCGCACGAGCGGGCTGATGAACGTCGTGGACACTGAAGCCCGAGTCGTTCTCGATGGTTCGTTCGCGGATTGCCAGTTGACGTCTACGGCGTCTGGGAACCCGGAAATCACGGGCGTCCTTCGCGCGAACTACCTGGGGATGGTTGCCGGTGGTACGTGCAAGACGACCATCGCGGGAGTGGACACGAACTACATTCATGCCGATGCAAGCGGGCCGAACGCGGACCCGTTGAATCCTCCGTCTGCGGGTGGAGTCAATTGCTCGGTGTTCGCGTGTTTCCCGTTCGGGTTGCCTCGGTGGTGTCGGTACAACCGAACACCTCTCGCGCGCACGCCTGGACCGTTCAACGGGATTCCGGTTGTGTCATCGCGGCAGGCGGGTGCACGCGGGGAGATTCAAATCGGCTTTGAAGTGCGCCTCCCGACATCGATGGGATTTGGAGTGGTGGATGTTTCCACGGGAGTTGCGATTCTGACTTCTACGTGTGATGCGGGGGTCGCGACTATGGCTGAGTGTTCGATGCGGGACCGGAAGGTGATTTGGAGCAGCTCCACGGCATGGAACCTCGCATCGACGAGCAACACGCCGACTTCGCAGACGTTCACGTTCACGGAGAACGCCAACTTCCCGCGAAACATCATCAAGATGGGGCACCAGGACAAGGCTCGATTTTTGATCATTCCTGGCGCCGGCACCGGGTTCGGTGGTGGTGGTCAACCGATTCTCGTGCAGCGCGTTGGGTTCTTTTCTCCGAGCGGTTGGAACATCGAGGAGACGATGACGGAGACGGTGTGGATTCCTGGGATGCAAGCGGGCCAATCCTTTCCACAAACGGAAAGTAAGCTCTACTGGCACTCGATTCCTACGGCGCACCCCGATGCCGGACCCTATGTGCTTACCTACACGCGTTCGTGGATTTCGTTGTCACCGACAGGCTTCATCATCATCAATGACCCGTTGGTGATGCGTGGCTGGGAAATGCGTTGAAAGGAAGAACATGTCTACAAGTTACATTTACGTACCTGGGCAAAAGCAGTGCCCCAAGTGTGGCGGTGGCGTTGCCGACCCCGGGCATCTAACAGCGGTGGGTGCTATGCCAGCGCGTCCGTTTCAGACGCTTTCGCTGACATGCGCCGACGTGGGATGCGGAACGTATAACGGTGCGAGTCCTATCGGGACGTCGAATGCGACGGCAGAAGACGTTGCCGCGTGGGGCGACTTCTAAAGGGTGGCTTCTGCCGGGAGCGTGCTCTACTGAAGGGACCAAGATGCAAATCGATATGGGGATTCTCAGCATCGCGATGTCCATCATGGTCGCCGTCTTCTCTGCCCTTGGACGTGCGGCGCTCGGAGCGCGGGAACGAGAGCTGGACGGGAAGATTTCCGCCCTACACGCTACGGCCGAAGACTTGGGAAGGCGCGTCGCGGTCGAGGAAAAGGAAAGCATCCGGCAGGCTGGGACCATCGAGCTGATTCGGGTCACGCACGGCGACCTGAAGCGGGACGTGGAAGACATCAAGTCGGAGATGCTGACGAGGACCGAATACGAGCCGCGCATGAGCAGCATCGAGAAGTCACTCTCCACGCTCATTACCGAGATTCGGGAGATGCGCTCTGAGCGAAACGCTGGGAGATGACAGCGGCTCGGGGAGGCTGATACGCTTTCCCGCATGAAGACTCTCACCGACTCCCAAAACATCGCTCTCATCGCCGTCGTGGTCGGAGCCCTGGTCAAGACCCTCAGCACCGAGAAAGTGTCCGCGCTCCTCGACAAGCTCCCGGTCAGCTTCGTGAACCGCATCCCGAAGTTCGCCCTTCCCTGGGTTTCCTTGGCGCTAGGCGTCGCCCTGATGGCCTTGGACGCGAAGCTGAATGGCGGACTGGCTACGTGGAAGCAAGCCTTCGCTACGGCGCTTCAGGGAGCCATTGCAGGGGGCTTCGCCATCGCAGGGCACGAGGCTGTGTTCAAAGCACCGGCCCGCATCAAGGAGCACCGCGCTTCCTCGATGCCCCCACCTGCTCCTCCCGTCTCGAAGCTCTGAGAAGATTATCTCTTTCCCTAAAAAGTCTCCTCAGGACTTTTCCGGGGGATAGCTAATGTCCAATAAATCGACCGACCAAGTACGATTTATTTCCAAAACCCGACTTTTGGACCCTCGCTGGCGGAATATAAAGGGCTAAAAAGTTCTAAAATTGCTCAACCCCTCTGCCCGG